GTAGGAGGCACCTTGCGGAAAGCGATTTCCCTCGGGACTCTTCGGAGAGCCCCGGAAGGGGCTCTCCGACTTCTCACTTATCACACCAACTACCTACTTTGTTCCCCCCTTAAAAAGATCCTTCTCTAATAGTTTCTTTGAACTCTTGAACCCGGAGAGGATACCAACCCTCTTCAGGTACTTGAGCAAGAGATTACTATTAAAGAAGACTGACCCCAAATAGGGTCAGGCCTTGGATAGTGCACGGGGCGCCGATAAGGAACTCATTTGAATGAGTCCCTTAGGTCCCCGAGCAAGGACTATTAAGTCCATCACCAAGTCTTCAGTAAGGGAGGGAATAAAGGGTAGTTTGTGACCCAGAAGTACTGAAAGATTAATAGTTAAACAACTATTACTTACAGAATGAGGATTTTCCTTGATATAATACTCAAGTAGACCCTCCTCGACCTTGGTTTGTATGTCCAGTCAAGGACTGGAATACAGAATCCAAAGTTCTTCGGAGGAGTCTAACAGGGTTTTTAAATCTTGGTAAGTCTTCCCTTTATAGGACTTAAATACGAAATCTTTTACCTTATAGGTATCAAAGGCGTATTTAAGTCTCCTAGCCACAGCCTGTTGGTACAGGCTGTGTGTCGCATGAAACGAATAAATCTTGAATTTTGTAAAAAGTTCAATGGGGTACCTTCTTAGGAGGGTCGACATAAGCGAATCCGAAACCTGTCATCTCTGAGCAGGTAACCGGTTCGTAATTATGTTCCTCGCCTTTCTCTTAAAATAAGAGAAGCCCCATAAGGTTAGAACGGTATCGTTTAAGATACCGGTCGTCGCCTCAGACGCCGACGAGGAACTCTTCCCACCAGGGAAGGGGCCATGAACTCTCAAGTTATTCCAAAATTGATCCGTTCCTCCCAGTCGATATGCTTTCTCATACGTGATATGAAGGAATTCAAGAACTCCTTGCATACCTCCATTGAGAAGTAGACCGACTGGTAGAGGAGTTATATCGATCCCATTGAAGATGAGTTTGGAGGCGAATTCGACCGGTACACGGTCCCCTACGGGGACCATGGACTTGGTCATTCTAATCTCCAGACCCAATCTCACTATGAGATCTTTGTAACTCCAGGCAACCAACTCATCTGCAATGACGACATCATCTCCAAGGACTGCATAGTCCTTGAAGTAGTGTCGTCCTGCACGATAAGCAGCTAAGAGAATTAAGAGATGGTGGGTGAGAGCTATTGATGTCCATGATGAGTAAATACCCATTCCCTGACCAGTACGGTAATAGACTTTACGTCTACTGCCGTTTGGTATTTTAACAGGAAAAGGATATTTAACCATAATGGTCATCCATAGTTCACACCCCTTCTCTCTTAACCCTATAAGACGCAATACCCCCGCTTGTAAAGTGAGGGGTATGCGATCTGTAGCGGCTCTCAAATCAAAGGATCAAGACTTCTTCCCCTCAGCAAACCATGTTTGTGCAGTAGGGATAATCTTCTCTTGGTCATATGTGTAATCTGTCCTTAATTTCTTAAGGATAGATAGCATAGATGACGCAAGAGGAGATAAGGTTGCCTGCGTAAGCCAGTCAGATATAGCAATATATCGCACCTTTCCTAAACCATCGGAAAAGTAAGTAAGGGATCGTGAGACCCCTTGATCTACTTTTTCCTTGTATTTAGGAGGGAGTGTAGTATATACCTTGTCCAGGAATTCACGACCTATTCAGTTAAGTAGACTAGACGGGGTATAATTCCCGTGATAGTTTACGAAGCGAAATAGCTTTCGGAACTCTAGGACAAAGTTGTCCAACTGAGAACACCGTTCGGTGTCTCGGTTGAGACATACTATATCTACTAAAATACGTAGTCAACCCTTCCCCATTGGACTTGACTTTGTTCAGAACCCAGGGCCTAAGGCCCCAGGTGTGAACGAGGTCACATGATCCATTGAGGGAGAAGTTTTCTTGATACTCTGAAAAGAGAAATCTTTAGTAACTTCGGGTCACATTACACGAAGCTCCTCCAGTACTCGATATACCGTACTATCCACACCCTCTTTTGGAGGGTTACAGATAGTAGAGAAATCAAGTACCGGAGGTGACCTCATGTAACGGTATGAACGAAGGAAGGTCAAGAAGACAACCTTATCTCAAGATCTTATGGTAGGTCAGGCAGAGACAAGTCGCGTAAGGTACTTAGGGATTCCATCCTTATTTACTTTACGTCAGAACTTACTCTGATCCCAGCCTACCAAGGTACCTATCGCTGAATAGTTTTTAAACAGCAGATAGTCACTCTTGAGACAGGTCGATAGGTGATAACTATCCATCCTCCTTAGGTAGGATACCTGAGTGGTAGTGATACCACTCAGGATACCCTTAAGTGAGTCTGATCTCAGATAAGAACTTATGAAGGTTCTCACCTGAGACAGAGTCTTGATTCCTTCTTTTCGTCATGCCCTATCACGAGACACAACGTGTTGACCCGATATGCTTTCAGAGCTACCGCCTTTAGGGGCGGTGGAACTTGCCATTGGAACCGGATCAACCAGGAATAGCCAGAGGTTATCCCAATGGGCTTTAATAAATTTGAAGTTCATTGAGG